ATCGTGACAAGGATGATGTTAGACGAACAAGATTGACATTGAAGCATATTAATAGATTGCGTAAACAGCGTGCTATTCGTAAAGTTGAAGACTCGACACGAGCGGTCAGAGTTCGTAATATTTACGCTGCTTCTCCGGAATAAACTACAATATTTGCCTATTTAGACAAGAAGTCTAAAAAAGTGGTGTTTTTACCACCATTTCTCAGAGTAATGCGCTTTGGTTACTAAATACCTATGTAGACTAAATACCTATGTAAACCAAACGGTAAGCCTGTAAAAATTTTAAGGAGATTTACAAATGAATAAACTAGTAAAAGTCCTTGAATATCTTGTGAATGAAGAGCGCGACAAAGCAAGCGACCTTCTCCATGACGTTTTTGTTGAAAAAGCAAAAGCACAGTGGTCAGCACTAAGCGAGAGCGACGAAAGTGTTGAAGAAGATATCCAAGAAGAAGACCTAGATGAGACGTATGACGCTGATCTAGAAGAAGGTTTTGGCGGAGACATGGAATCAGATTTTACTGACGACATCGAATCCGACGAAGACGAAATCGAAGCTGAAGCAATCTATGACGATGAAGACATGGATGACGAAGAATCATTGGACGACGGCGAAATGGACATGTCAGTTGATATGGGCGAAATCGGCGGCGACGAAATGGACGCAGCAGAACCAGAAGAAGCACTAGCAAACGTTGAAGATGCAATCGCAGAACTTCGTTCAGCATTTGCTGATCTAATGGGTGACGACGAAGCAGAAGACGAAATGGACATGGACGCTGAAGAAGGCGAAATGGACATGGACTCTGAAGAGCCAGAAATGGAAGCATTCGGTGAAGCAGCAGTGCTTAAACCAGTAAGTGTAACTATGGCACGCGACGAAGATGGTAAAAAATCACCAGTCGCAAAAGCAGTCACCAAAGGCCCAACAGGCGCAAAAGCACATGCCACTGACACAAAAGTCGGTACAGAAGCAAAAGCACCAACTGCAGCAGACATGGGTGTTACTGGTCCACAAGACCACGACATCAAACTTAAAGCAGTAGCAAAACCAGCTAAGCCTGATACAAAAGGCAACAGCTTGCTAAAGGCGGCAAAGTAATATGTACACGCCATTAAACGAACATCTATCATTTAATCAAGCTAACATTGTTACCGAAACTCTCGACGAGGGCAACGGTGGCAAGAGCCTGTATATGAAAGGTATATTCATTGAAGGCGAAGTACGCAACCAGAACGGACGTATCTACGAAGCTGATCAAATCAAGAGTGCTGTAAAAGCAATTCGTGAAAAGATCAAGGGTGGATACAGCGTGTTAGGTGAAGCCGATCATCCAGACGACTTAAACATCAACCTTGATCGTGTAAGTCATGTTATTGTTTCCATGGACACAGATGGCAATAACGGTATCGGCAAACTTAAAATTCTACCTACTCCAATGGGAAATATATGTAAAACCCTATTGGAAAGTGGAGTTAAATTAGGCGTGTCAAGCAGAGGTAGTGGCAACGTTAATGACAATGGTTATGTTTCAGATTTTGAAATCATCACGGTCGATATCGTTGCTAATCCAAGTGCTCCAGATGCATATCCTGATCCTATCTATGAAAGAATTATGAATCATGGTAGAGGAAATGTATTGATGGATGTTGCCGATGCAGCTAGACACGACGCAAAAGCCCAACGTTATCTCAAAGAAGAGATGACTACGTTTATAAATGACCTAAGGTATAGGAGAGATTAAAATGGCTCATAAATCAATTGATGAACTATTAAAATCGGGTATGCTCTCCGAGGAGGTTAGAACTTCTATCAGTGAAGCTTGGGAAACTAAGTTAACTGAAGCTAGGGAAGAAATTGCCAGTGAACTACGTGAAGAATTTGCAGGACGTTATGAAAATGACAAAACAAATATCGTAGAAGCAATGGATACAATGATTGGTGAAGTAATTGCGAAAGAACTCAATGAGTTCCAAGCAGATAAGCGCCAGCTAGCAGAAGATCGTGTTTCATATCGCAAACATATGAAGGAACATTCTATTGTTCTTGATGAGTTCGTGATGGAAACACTTCGCAAAGAAATTTCTGAACTGCGCGAAGACCGTGCTGCTCAAGATAAGAATATGATCCAATTAGAGGGTTTTGTTCTAGAGCAGCTAACTAAAGAGCTTAACGAATTTCACGATGACAAGCGCTCACTAGTTGAAGCAAAAGTCAAAATGATTAAAGAAGGCAAGAAAGCTATCGCCGAAACTAAGCGTAAGTTTGTAGAAACTGCCGCAAATAAAGTTGAAGCAGTCCTTGAATCAACAATCAAGACTGAATTAACTACTCTAAGAGAAGACATCCAAGTTGCTAAAGAAAACACATTTGGACGTAAAATCTTTGAAACGTTTGCTGCGGAATTCATGGGAAGTATGTTGAATGAGGGTACAGAAGTATCCAAAATGAACAAAACCATGAGCGAACTTCGTTCTAAGTTAGACGAAGCCAACAACGCCGTTGCTAAAAAGGACGTAATGTTAAAAGAATCAGCACGCAAATCTCGCATCGCTGAGGACACAGCATCACGTAAAAGCATCATGAATGAAATGATGTCTCCTCTAAGCAAACAACAAAAGGAAATTATGAATGCTTTACTTGAGAGTACCACTACTGGTAATCTTCAAGCAACATTTAATAAGTATCTACCGTCAGTTTTGAAGGAAGATATCAAAAAACCACAAACCAAGAAGGTAATCAGTGAATCTACGAGAGTAGTCACTGGGGATAAAGCAGTGTCAACAGAAGTTGATAACTCCGCTGACATTGTAAACCTTCGAAAACTAGCCGGTATTTAATTTAAGGAGACCGAAAATGGCAAATCTATTTGAAAATTGGTCAGCAACCAAAGAAGCATTAACAGATGGTCTATCTGGAACAAAGAAAAAAGTAATGGAACAAGTTCTTCAGAATACGAAGACATACATGACAGAATCCGCCTCAGCAGGCGCAACTTCTGCAGGTAACATTGCCTCACTTAACAAAGTGATTCTTCCAGTTATTCGTCGTGTTATGCCTACTGTTATTGCTAACGAAATCATTGGTGTACAACCAATGAGTGGTCCTGTTGGACAGATTCACACACTACGTGTACGTTATGCTGAAACTTTTGACTCAGCAACAGCAGGCGATGAGGCTCTAAGCCCGTTCGCTATCGCTACTGGATATTCCGGTAACGCTGGTACTAACCGCGCAGACTCAACTGCTGCCCTAGAAGGTAACGCTGGACGTAAGCTCAGTATTCAAGTTCTAAAGCAGACTGTTGAAGCTAAAACTCGTAAGCTCAGCGCACGTTGGACTTTCGAATCAGCTCAAGACGCGCAAAGTATGCACGGTCTAGACGTTGAAGCAGAAATCATGCAAGCTCTTGCTCAAGAGATTACTGCTGAAATCGACCAAGAAGTCATCTCAAGCCTAAACGCACTAGCTGGCGGCACAGATGTATACAACCAAGCAAACGTAAGTGGCACAGCTACTTTTGTTGGTGATGAGCACGCAGCACTTGCAGTTCTAATCAACAAGAATGCTAACACTATCGCAGCACGCACTCGTCGTGGCGCTGGTAACTGGGCTGTTGTTAGTCCAACAATGCTAACTGTTCTTCAGTCAGCAACTACTAGTGCTTTTGCTCGCACAACTGAAGGTCCTTTCGAGGCGCCTACAAACACTAAATTCGTTGGTACACTAAACGGTACTATGCGCATTTATGTTAACCAGTATGCAGCAAATGATGATGTTCTAGTTGGCTATAAAGGCACAACTGAAACAGACGCAGCAGCATTCTATTGCCCATACATCCCTCTAATGTCTTCAGGAACAGTTCTTGATCCAAACACATTTGAGCCAGTTGTATCATTCATGACTCGTTATGGTTATGTTGAACTAAGCAATCAAGCTTCTTCGCTTGGTAATGCTGGTGATTATTTGTCTAAGATTACGACACAATCAGCTCAACTTAGCTTCACATAATAGATATCTGATATCTAAATTTAGCAGGGCCTTCGGGCCCTGCTTTTTTGTGTGGATTCAATAAATATGTATATAGAATTTAGCAAAGTGAGAAATAAAAATGCCAATCGTACTCCGCAGTAATAAAGGTAGTCCTCTGACACACCCAGAGATGGACACCAATATAAATGAATTAGATACCAGACTGAATATAGTCGAAAACTGGAATCTCACGGATCTTAACAACGTTGATACAACTGGCAAAGTCGATGGTAGTATATTGAAATATGATGGTACTGACTGGCTAGTCAGTGGTGTTAATATCGTTGAGGATTTAAATCCTCAATTAGGCGGTGACCTCGACGCAAATTTATTTAATATTGATATGGGCACGAATATCATCACTGACCCAAAGGTTGGAGAATGGGATATTGCTTACAGCTGGGGCGACCATAATTTAGTTGGTTATATTATCGGAGATGCTGGATTATCGTATGATGCGAACAGTAGTACATTAACTAGTGTTAATGTCACCGTGACTGGAACTATTACAGCAGATATAATACAGTCATCAGGAACAGGTACTCCTGTCATTGAAGCTGCTGTAAATTTAGAGTTGACTGCTGGAAATGCGGTACACATTACTAGTAGTGTATTAAGATTAGCAAGTTTCACAACTACTGAACGCAATGCTCTTGCCGCACAAAACGGCGATATGATTTACAATACAACTGATAACAAATTCCAAGGCTATGAAAATGGTGCTTGGGCCAACTTGATCTAAGGACTAAATCATGGCTGAAAAAGAATATATTGTAAGTCTCAAAAAAGGTGTAGACTGTGAGGCATTTTGTGATGAAATGACTACTACATTTGGATTAGGAACTATTCCTGCTCGTGTGGTTGATATTGCTGACACAAGACCTGGCAGTATGCGTAATACACATTATAGTTTAACGGATGATGAAGCAGAGAAATTAGCGACCGACCCAAGAGTACACAGTGTAGAAATTCCGCCTGATCAACGTGACGATATTGAGATCGGTCCTGCTGCCGTACAGAATGGCACCTGGGATAAAAATGCTTCAATATCAAGTTCGGACCTAAACTGGGGAATGGTCAGAGGGTCTAATGGTCCCGACCTATGGGGATCAGGCAATAATATTATTACGGCTGATTATCCATACACGCTTGCTGGCAAAGGAGTGGATGTTGTTATTCAGGATTCAGGACTAAGCGTAAGTCATCCCGAGTTTACTAATGCCGATGGTGTCAGTAGAGTTGTGGAACTAGATTGGTATAACGCCAGTGGTTTATCTGGTACAATGAACGCTAATCATTATAGGGACAATCATGGCCATGGATCTCATTGCGCTGGCACGGTAGCCGGCAGGACAATGGGCTGGGCCAAAGATGCTGCTATATACAGTGTAAAAGTTAGAGGATTAGAAGGTTCAGGAGACGGCGGTACCGGCATAAGCATCACTGACGTATTTGATGTTATTAAATTATGGCACAGAAATAAACCTATAGATCCTATAACTGGATTCAAGCGTCCTACGGTTGTTAATATGAGTTGGGGATACAGTGGTTCGAGAAGTAGCTTATTGTCTGGCATATATAGAGAAACTCCTTGGACATATGGCGACCCTGGCTTTAGTACATCAACTGAAGTTTGGACAAACGCAGGAATTATTCCTTTCCTTGGATCTTCGAGAAAAATAAACGTGCGTGTTGGTTCAGTTGATACTGACCTAGAAGAATTAATCGACGAAGGAGTACATGTATGTATTGCCGCTGGCAATAGTTATTATTATATTTCTGCTGAAGGCGATCAGGATTACAATAACTCGGCTAATTTTGGTTCTGGACAATCATTTTATCATAGAGGAGCCAGTCCTTATAGTGCTGATGCATTTAGTGTGGGCAATCAAGATACTACATACGAGAACGGTATAGAACACAAGGCAGAATCAAGCTGTAGTGGATCAGGCGTTGACATATATGCTCCTGGCACGTACATCACTAGTGTGGCAAGTACTGACAAAAATGGCGGTTGCGATTTAACAGATGGAACTGACGCTAATGTCTCGACTGCTGATAGTCCTCTCGACAGCGCATACAAGATAATGAAGATAAGTGGTACCAGTATGGCATCCCCTAATGTGGCTGGCATGATTGCTACGATATTAGAGGCTAATCCGGGCATGACACCCGCTCAAATGAAAACATTTATTCACAATAATGCTACATCTGGGATATTATATGATGGTCCAACTGATTCGTGGTCTGACCAAAAAAGTATCCAGGGTGGACATAATAGAATATTCAAAACACCCTTTGTGAATCCGGTAAAAGTTTCATATGGCGGCGGCGTAATCATTGATTAACATAATATAAGGTTATTACTAATATATAATAATGTTACTTCTTTAATAAATACTATAAATAAGGACACCAGTGTTAAATGGCTATTAATTTCAATCACCAAACCGACCAAATTAGTGTGTTGGAAAACATTACTATTAATGCGCCGGGAGCATTAAAACTTCCGTCTGGCACAACATTACAACGACCTACTGTTCCGTTGTCAGGTCAATTAAGATTCAACATAACCGATAACATATTTGAGGGTTACGACGGTACAGCCTGGGGTTCACTTGGCGGCGTTAAAGACGGTGACCAAGATACATACATCAGTGCTGAGTCAACACCAGGTGACGACAACGACGAATTAAGATTCTTCACTGCTGGCACAGAACGCATGATAATCGGCAATACTGGCGACTTTGGATTTGGTGATAATCTTACTGAGTTTACTATTGAAGGCGCAACTGGTGATACTGTAATTGCTGGTAAATTACGAGTTGATGGCGATGTTACAGTTAATGGCACTACAACCACGGTTAATAGTACAACGGTTACTATCGATGATCCAATATTTACACTTGGCGGAGACACAGCCCCAACTCTAGACGACAACAAAGATCGTGGTATTGAGTTCAATTACTTTGATACAACTGCTAAAGCTGGCTTCTTTGGTTATGATGATAGCGCACACGCATTTACATTCATTCCAGATGCGATAAACACAAACGAAGCGTTTAGTGGCACAGCTGGAGATGCTATATTTGGTAATATGGGTCTAGGCAGTGCTACTATTAATAGTATACGCCTTGGAGTAACCGCAGCTAATGAGATTGATACAACAGCAGGAAATTTAGTTCTAGATAGTACAGGCGGCACTGTTGAAATAGACGATGATGCTACAATCTCTGGCACACTCGGAGTAACTGGCAAAACTACATTAGCGAGCGCTATTGTGAGTGACTTAACTGATAACCGCATTGTTATTGCTGGCACAGATGGTGCGCTAGAAGATGACGCAAACTTTAAATTTAACGGAACCATTTTTCAAGTAGGCACAGCATTTGATGTAACTACAGCAACTGGTGCAGTTAATACGGGCGCATTAGACGCAGGCGAAACAATACTAACAAGTGCTACTATTAGTGACCTAACTGATAATAGAGTTGTACTTGCTGGCACAGACGGAGCAATTGAAGATAGTGCTAACTTAACATTCGATGGTACTTTATTAAATTTAACTGGTAATTTTGATGTTTCTGGAAATGTAACTATCAGTAGTACTGGTGCCATTGTATTGCCAGTTGGCACAGTTGCTCAGCGCCCAACACCAAATGCGCAAGGCATGATGCGTTACAACAGTGACGATACTACTTTTGAAGGTTATGATGGTACAGCCTGGGGATCACTTGGTGGAGTTAAAGACGTTGACCAAGATACATACATCAGTGCTGAGACAACACCAGGCGACGACAATGACGAATTAAATTTTTATACTGCTGGCACAGAACGCATGGTAATTGGAGACACTGGTCAAATTACAGCCGCGGCAACGTATACGCCAATTGCTGATCAAGATTTACTTACAAAAACATACGCAGAGAATAGCCTAGTAGTAACTGCTGGTACGCCAACAGACGGTACATGGACTGATGGAGCATACTTGGGATTTACTGATACGGATAAAGTAGTAGACATACTAGATGAATTAAACGAATCATTAGAAAATGTACGTAACAACACATTTGTACGTAGTGTATCATTTATTGGCGCACCACTTAGTGGCGGACAAGGAACTACAGTAACACTTAACTTAACAGTAGATGGAAATTCAAATCGTTATGATATTGATTGGGGTGATGGCAGTAATACAAACGGTACAGCAGATAGCACACCAACTCACACATATACATCAATCGCAAATAGTCCTTTTACGGTAATAGTAAGAGCATATCATAATGGCGCAACTGTCGGAAGTGCTGGCAGTGAAGCATTATCTACACAAACAAACTATATTATTATCTACACAGCAGATCCAGTACCATCTTACGACTTGTATCGTGACTTGGCAACAGGCACTGCGCTAACTGGAAACAATCTGTATGTTATTGAGGGCGATTCATTATACCTAGAAAATAACACTACAAACACGCTTATGGCGGATGTTACTTACAGTGTTGATTGGGCAGACGGATCCGTTGATGATGCCGTTGCGAATGATGCGGTAGCAGGCGGCGTAACTGGAGCAAGATTACAACACACATGGGCACCAGGCACTAATACTGGAAATGGATTAGACACGACATCATTGACACTAGATTCACATACGACTGCTGACCCAGCAGTTATCCCAACAGCGTTGACAAAACAGATTAAGGTATATGATCCTAACATTGCTACTCCAGACGGATTAAACACTAAAACTATTGCGTTTGCTAACGATGAAGGAGCCAATCCAAGACTAGCAAGTGGAGCCACAGATTTGACAGCTGGTACAACTTTAGTAGCTGGTGACGATGTTGACCTAAACAACAATATATCTTCCCCATTTTTCCAACTAGAAACTTCAGATATGAGCACATATGCGTATGACGCAAATAATGGAACACTTGAAGCCAAAATAAACGGATTGGGAGCAGGATCAAGAACACTGACTGGTGGCAATGATGCTGGTACATATGGTAATCTTGTAATCACAGACGAAGAAGATTATAATTTATTAAACGCGGACGGCAGTGCTACTAGCTTTAATAATAGTATATACCATCCTGGACTATATTCAGGATTTAAAGCAAAACTAAGTATTGATCCTGGAGACATTGCAATAGGTATTAACAGTTTTCAACTTAGTCATAGTACAACAGGTGACACTAACTTAGTTGAGTTTGTTAAAGACGATATCTTTGGCGGGCCTATAGCTACAGCAGGTACAGTATCAGAAAACAACGCAGGAACATACAGATATATCTCGGGCATACCTTACTATAATAGTGGTAACCCATCGCTTACACTAAGTGGTGTAACAGTAGATCGCTTTATTGGACAAGCATACAGAAATATGACACAAGTTCTCGGTATTACTCACGGTCCTAATTTAGAAGGTACAACACAAGCTTCGGTTAGTAATCAAAGTTATACATACGCTCAAATTGATGGAGCCACATCGTTCTTAACAGGCGGCATTCCAAATGCCAATACTGGTAACGGAACTCCTTATACACTTGGTGACTTAACTGTAAACATTACTAGCAGCAGTGTTAGAACTGTTGAAAATATTAGACACAGAATGCACAATATCTATAACTCAAGTTCATATGTAACACCATCAGAAATTATACAAGTACACAGGTCTGCCCAAAGTGGAATTAGTGAAATAGCTATTGCTGTAAGTGATGCTCTAGGGGCAACTTATAATGATGACGCAGTACGTGTATTCGACTTTAGTGCTGATACAACAAACAATCCTACAATTCCTGGAGCAACGAATTTCTACACAAACAGTGTATATACTGAAGCGGCTGATCCTGGTGTAGTAGGCACAAAAGAAGCAACAATAAGACTAGGCGTGTTAGAGCATAATGTTACAAACTACAGTACTGGTTATCTTCCAGTAGGTCCAAACAGAAGTGCTGATACGGGAACACAGTATCTTACATTCGCATTTCGCAGAACAGTTGTTGCTAACTTTACTATTAACATCACAAGCGCCTCGGGAGTTGCTGGTGTATGGATAGCAGCACCCGGCACCACGATTGATGATTCGAGTACAATAAATGGCTGGCTAGATTGCGGCATTCAGTATAACGGCGCGGGTGTTCCTGGCGCTAATACCGGTAACGGCGGCAACGGCAGTAATGGGTGTGCGGTAACAGGCGCAGATATTATTTCAGCAAGCACTCCATTAACAGGAGGATACAGTATGACACTCGGAACAGAGAATATGACAAACGCGACTAACAATGTGGCACTAATAAGAATAGCACTTGATACGAATCAGACAATAACGGGCTTGAGTATAACATAATGGCAATTAATGACACACAAAAGATTGACTTTCTCTTTAAGAAGTTAGGTTACGGCGTAACGAAGACTGATGTTGGGAGTGTAAAGAATGCTACAAATGAAAGCATCGCTAGTCCATTATTAAATCGAGGCGACACTATATGGACAGATGCGGGCCAAATTCCTACTCTCAGACCAGGAGCATCAACCGCGTATGTTGAGCTTTATGATGACATTGGTAACTCGACCATCGAATGTTCTCCAGATTTAACAGCTACTCCTAATAGAACGTGGAAAACAGATTTAACAGACTGGATTCCTGCCGAGTTCGGATCAACATATCTTGTAAAAGTTTATATTGATAACGCCTCCGCAGCAGCTCCGCAAACTACTGGCACACAGTTATTTCCAGCAGGTAGTGGTAATAATGATGAATGGTTCTTTGATTGTCAGAGTGGCGTATTAAACTTTATTGGTGACAATCTTCCAGCTGGTATCAACGGGAAAATAGTTTATATCGTTGGCGCACGGTATGTTGGCTTAATTGGTAGTAACTTTGAAGAACTAAATCTTGGCAACTTTTTAATCCAAGGAAATACAATATCTACGACAAATATAAATGGCGATATTATACTTGATCCAAACGGCACTGGTAATTTAACAGTAATAACTGACAATATGATAATTGATGGATCTGGTGCTCTAGTTATTCCAGTTGGCACTACTGCCCAACGCCCAACACCAAATGCGCAAGGCATGATCCGCTATAACACAACAGATGCTACATTCGAAGGTTTTGATGGAGCCAATTGGGGATCACTTGGTGGAGTTAAAGACGTTGATGGTGATACATATATTGTTGCTGAAGCAGGCGCTGGCACAGATAATGACCAACTAGACTTTTATACTGCTGGCACCCAACGTTTTCAAATTGGAGCAACTGGTGATTTTAAGTTTGGTGACACCCTCACTGAAGTAACTATTGCTGGAGCAACTGGTGATACTGTAATTGCTGGTAAATTACGAGTTGATGGCGATGTTACAGTTAATGGTACTACAACTACCGTTAATAGTACAACGGTTACTATTGATGATCCAATATTTACACTAGGCGGTGATACTGCTCCGACCACTGATGACAACAAAGACCGCGGCATTGAGTTCAATTACTTTGACACGACTGCCAAGGTTGGCTTCTTCGGATTCGACGACAGCACGGGTAAGTTTACATTCATTCCAGATTCGACAAACACAAACGAAGTGTTTAGTGGCACAACTGGCGAAATAGATGCGAAACTTGACTGGAGCAACTTGGTCAATATTCCAGCCGGTGGCGGCAGCGATACAACTTATAGTATTAGTGCCGAAACAGGAACAGGTGGTGCCAATCTGAGATTATCTGGCAGTGACGCGGTAGTAGACGATGTTCTTATTGCTGCTGGAGATAACGTAACTGTTGTTAGGACTGATGCTAATACTATCACTATTTCTGGTGATGCTGCGCCAACAAACGCATTTGATGAGTTTACTGTAACTGACACCGACGTTGGATTTACATGGACTGAAACAGGAACAGCGACCGCAGATAATACAACAGGCGAATTGAAATTTGTCAGTGGATATGGTATTAACATTAATGTAGATGCCGCTAGTGACGCGATTCGTATAGAAAATGCATTTAATAATGTAAGTACATCCTTCACTGGCGATGATACGACAACCGTATTTGACACCGGCAACACAACAGCAGCTTTTGCTGTCATGTTCCTGAATGGTGTTCTTCAAAAAGAAATATTGGATTATACATTTAGCGCAGGAATACTTACATTCTCGGTGGCACCAGAAATTGGTGACGAAATTGAGATATTTGAAGGTCTTTCTTTTGGTGGCGAAAGTAAAGACTTTGGTCAGTTTACGGTATCAGACACGGACGCTGGATTCACTTGGGCACAAACGGGAACAGTAGCGGCAAGTAGTATTAGAGATGTTCTCACTCTTGTTAGTGGCGAAGGAATCGACATTGACGTAGACGCTACATCCGGCGCAATCAAAATTGCCAATACCGCAGTGCTATCGCTCGCTGATAATATTAATGTTGATTCCGTGACTATTGATACAAGCTACATAATGGATAGTGGCTCTGCGGTCATCGCTACTACTAATGAGACCGCGCTTGTATTATATGATACGGCGATATATGGTGCCGCCAAGATTCTTATACAAGCATATGATACGGTGAGTGGTGAAAGACAAATGAGTGAACTATTAATCACACATGACGGCACGACTGCCAGCGCAACTGAATACGGTATTGTTTATACCGGCATTGCGGCACTAGCTTCCTTTAACGTTGATGTAAACACTGGCAATGTCAGAGTATTAATCACGGGAACTAGCTCAAACAGCACAGAATACAAGATTGCGGAAACAGTTATGTTATCATAAAGATAATGTATCATATTATATAAATATACATAACAGCTTAATCAGGGGAGAGTGAACCGATGGCAAACGATAAGAAATTTGTAGTAAAAAATGGACTAC